CGCAAGAATACCATTCCTGCCACTTCTTTCTCCCTCTCCACAGGCTATGTATAAACGATTAGGAGCGTTGTAATCAAGTGCAATCGCTATGGGAAATGTCTCACTCAAATCTTCCATTGTTACATGAGAAATAAGACTGATCCATTTCTGTTCTTTCGCATCAAACCGGTAAGTTCCGCCTATATCTGTCCTTGCATACAGAACATCCTTCTGCCTGGGATGATAAAGGAATCCGGTTACATATCCGCCTCCGGGAATCGGCAGATTTTTATACTCATAAGGAATCTGTTTCATCTGATACCCTCCTGTCCTCATTTTGTCTTTATTTTATAACAGAATAGGGTAAAAAAATACATTACTATTTAGTTATGTATATAGTAAATTATTATGATAATTAAATGTTGATTTTATCAGTGTTTTAAGGATTCTGTGTTCATATTGTGTCACTAACCGTTTTTTATTTTATTACACTTTGTACAATTATATTTAACTTTATTAAACCATCATTTTACATCTATTTATGTCTACATTTTAAATGACTCGACGTAATTTTAATACCATTTCTTTTTCATTTTAAAAGCCTCCATATAGGAGGCTGTGGATAGGTGCTATATACAAAATAATAATATTGATTCAATTTTAACAAATTTTCTTCCACACAGCTCGTGTATTCTTTCCTACGATGCCATCTTCTTTAAGTCCAAGTAATAACTGTACTTCTTTAATTAACACAACCACTTCTGCTGTAATAATTCCATTAATTAAAGTTACATCCGTAATCTTTCCAAATCGCCATAAATACCACAATACCCAGTTTGCATCGTTGCCAGTAATTCCTATCGTTACATTACGAATCGGTTCTGTAAATGGATTGTATTCTACTGGAATCATTATTTCTGTATTGCAAACCGGTCTATCCGAATACCACACATTAAGATCCAGATATCCCTGTGCACCATTTATACGTCCCTTGGAACTATATTGCCATCCTTCCAGTTCTAAGTCCTTTGGCAGATTCTGGGTAGTTGGTACAGGGTCTGTAATAAGTTTGTCCTGTGTGGATGGATAACGTGCCCACCAGAATGGTATATCTCTTAATTCACCAATATATCGCTGTAAATATGGTTTGTAAAAAGAAGCACCTGTATAAATTCCGAATTTCATTCCTGCTTGTTCTGCAGTATCTCTATATACTTTTATTATATCCAGTATTTTGCTACCGCAACCTTGCATAGAAGCATCTTCCAGGTCTAACCACATCATTTCTATACCGTATGGCAATGCTAAATTTACAAAGCTATCGGAAGCTCTATGTGCTTTTTCCTTTGTATTCGCATAGCAATAATTATAGCCATCCTTTGCCGGGATTCCTGCTGCTTTAAATCCTACCATATGTTCGTGGAATCTCGTGTCTGGAGCATTCCCCGCATTATTTACCTTTACTATAGCAAATTCTACGCCACTTCGTTTAAGGGCATCATAGTCCCTTATTGCATTCCAACGGCTTACGTCTATTCCTCTCTTCATATTATGCCTCTTCTCCATCTGTTTTACTGTTCATCAGCTTTTGTGTTATATCCAAACCTTTGATCAGAAATTCAGGGACGTTAATTCCCATTACAACACAGTTTTCCAAAATGCTACGGATTTCATTGATTACGTAAGATGCCAGAACGAACCAACCAAGCAATATCAAGAAGTTCAAATTCACTCCCAGTATCTCACCAAACCGGATAAAGCAATCTGACACAAAGAATGCAATACCAATCACCACCCAGTACATAACTTTTTTCAGGATTCCTTTTGCACCTACTGCGGATGATTCATTCTTTTGATAGAATTTCGCTTTAATAATTCCTGTTGCATAATCAACTACATTTAATACAAGAAAACCTACAAATAAAAACCAATACTGTCCAAATACCGCAGCCAGAAATGTTGCGACTGCTCCCCAAACTACATTTGACTTTTCTAATACCTTCATTATGTTTTCCCTCCTGACAAATAAAAAAAGAGCCAATAAAGAATATATCTCTATTGGCTCATGGCTCTGTTGTTTCTACTTGTATTTTATCTTTCTTTTATTCCATACGCAACTACTTTTTTCGTTTTTTTTTACTTCTTACATATTAAAAATATAAGTATTTTATCCTCATCCTCGCTATTTTTTTATTCATATTATTACAGATGCATTTCTATTGTATTTCATTTTTACGAAAGGAAGATTTAAAATGAGAAAAGTAAAAGTATATTTTTTATTTGTCCTTGTAATCTATTACATTATCAACCGTATTCCGTCCTTAAATAATATCAGTGTTTTATATGATATTCTATTATATATATTTCCAGAATTTCATTATAAAATATTGAATAAAATAATCCTCCCAATATCTGAAAAATTACATAGATAATATCTTTAGAGGCATAAGCAATACAAACTTATGCCTCCGTCACAAATAGTAATTTAAGTAAACAAATTTCGTTTAAAAAACTACATTCATCTGCACAAGATAGTGGTATAACCAACGTGTCGGTATCTGGATATAGTCAATATCTATTAGTAATGTGCTATGGTTCCAATAATGATAATCCACTAGATTGGGGATGTTCTACCAGTAGAGGTACTACAGTACAATTAGGTCAACAAAGAAGTAGCAGAACAAGCGTCGCAGGTGCTTGTTCTGCATATATAATTAATGTTGGTGATAAGAATAGTGTAAATATATCTTGCAGATATCATAACAATGGTGCAACTATGATATTTGGAATTGAATAAGCAACATGATATGTTAAAAAACATTATGAAAATGAAATATTACTAAAGTATTTTATATAATCATATCCTTCAGGAGTTCCTCTCATATATAGTCTTATATAAGAATACTTAGATATATCATATTCTTTTTTACTAGATCCACCATCACCGATTGATTCCAATGTAACTGAATTAGTAAGACTACATTGCCTAGTGCCATATGGTATATTAACACCACTTCCTCCCAAAACAGCAAAACCGCCACTACCTATTCCACCAGTTCCGTCAAAATGTAGTGTTGAAAAATTGGAAACATCAAAAATGATGTTTGCAGTTTTATAATTACCGCTTCCTCCTGTTTCAAAATGTACTATTTTTAAGCTTTTACCACTTAAATTACTATTCTGTTCCGATGTAAACATACTATTCGTCCTCCTTTTCCAGCATCTGTTCAACGGTTGAACGCCACATTTCCGGTACGGCTTCCAGCTTCATTTTTCCTGCTCTTACTCTCTTATAAAATATAACTGCCATGCTTATGCCTCCGCTCCACTGAGTTTGTTTACCTGATCCTGCAGGTCACTTATTGTTTGTGCCATTTCCATTAACGCATTAATGAGATCTTCCTGCGATATCGCAATCTCTGCTTCTTTCTCCTGCTTTTTTTCCACTTCTGCTGCCTGAGCTGCTTTCTCATCCTGATCTTTATAATAAGCTGCCTCATCAAACTGCCATGTTGAGCCATCCCAGTAGTAATATGGCATCTTGTCTGTACTGTCCTTTGGGATTTCTTCCAGCACAGCATCCTCTTTATCAAGATGATACTTTTCCCTATGATTACTGTAATAATTTTTTTTATCCTTAACTGCAAAAGCTACACTGTACATCGTTTATACTCCCTTCTTAACTGCATAGATTGTTGGTATCGTAATTGCTGCTATCGGCTTGCTATTGGCATAGATTCGCACCTTACCGGCCTGTGAATTAACATATCCTGCAAATACACCATCCTGTACCTCTGCCGGCGCAAAGCAAACCTTTGTCGCGTGATCTGCCGTAATACCAGACAGGGTTATATCGGCTTTATATGTATACCCTTCTGCAATAATAGCTGCCTCATTGTCCAGCGCTGCCGTATATGTTCCCCATGCAGATGCTGCCACACTTGTGTTTTTATAAACCTTTACCACATCATTGAACGCATTATATGTCCTGTTCTCCAGATCGTTCATATTGGTGGCATTAAACATATCACCTGCCTGCGACTCTGTACCTTCCACCCTGGTAACATCTACCGTCTGTGTAGCTCCTGTCGCTACATTGGTAAGCTTACGTCTGCCTGCATACTCCACCAGTCTATCTTTCCATGTCTTTTTTACAAATCCCATCCTTAGATCACTCCTATCTCTTCTCCTGCAGCTATTTCTCCGCAATAATTAACGTTGCTTATGTTGCCAAAGTAAATTACATACACATCATGCAGTATCCTCTCAATTGCATTCCATTTCTTATAATCATTAAGCGGTTGATCAGGTACTTCCGGTGTGCCTGTATAAACCATGTAATTATCCCGGATGCGCTGCACGTTATCCCTGATTCTTTTGTAATCATTTGCACGGGGCAGTTCCCCTATTTCCCAGTTCTCATTTACAGATACTGAAATACCTATATATTCGGCTATTATCCGGGTATTCTGCTCAATCCGATTCAGGTCGGTTGCATTTATATAGCCTTTCACATTCCTTTGCTCCACATCCTGTATGGTCCTGTCGTAGATAAAATATGGTAGTACGTACTCTATTGTATCTGTATAGCTACTTTTGTTCCCTGCCCTATCTACAATATCCAGTTCCAACAGATATGTATTCTCTGCGCTCTGCTCTGCTTTTGTACTCCATGTCTTTCCATCTGCTTCCTGTTGAAATACAACAGCAATATTATTAACATATCCTGCCACATATACGATATTGCTTGGCAGGACAATATTGATATCCATACTATTCGACCTCCAGTGTGATAACTACACTGCCTGATACATTTGCAGGGTTAGGACTCATAATGACAGATTTTACGGCCGGTACTGTGGTGTCCAGATTGACTGTAAGCGTAATCTCTGTTGTCTTGCCTGCTGCATCCATGGCAGTTACCTTTATCGTATTTGTGCCCTCTGTAAGCACTACAGCCTGTGTAAAGGCACCTGAAGTATCTACTGCAGGCTCATATGTCTTTGAACCATGTACGATTGATACCGTGACAGGACTGGATGTCGTATCATTGGTAACGCCCTTAATAACCTGATTGCTCTGATTCGTAATCAATCCGCTTGCAGGTTCGCTGATCGTAAGTGTCGGAGGTACCGTATCAATTGTATACGATGCCGTAACTTTATTCGCAGCATTACCATCATTATCTGATGCATTGATTTCAATTGTTTTTGCACCATCTTCAAGCGCTGACTGCGGGGTATACGTGAAACGGTATCCATTTGTGATTGCTGCTTTGCTCATTCCTGCGTTACCATCTTTATATGTTGTGCCGGCCAGCTTAAGAGCTACCGTTGACAGCTTCACACCGCTTCCTCCGGCTTCATCCGTCACATCGAAGATAATTGGCAGCATATTGTTGCTGATATACGCCCCATTTGATGGCTGCACAAGATTAATAACCGGTTTTACTGTCTCTTTAACTATTAATCGTAACGCTGCCCCTATGGTATAATCTGTCGCATCTACAGTGGTAACTGTACCGGCGCTGTTGGTCGCTTCTACGGTTACCGGCCAGTATCCCCCGCTCTGATTATACGAAGTCGTTGCCGGTGCTGTAATTGTTCCTTCCCATTTTCCTGTACTACTGTTAAGCGCAAGATTCGACCATACACCATTGATTTTTACCCTTACTTTTGTAATTGCCATGTTACTACATACCTCCTATCTGCTGCCCTGCGTACAGCTCACCCGCATAATTCTTGTCATTGGTGTAAGTTACGTTCCTGTCAGATACATCCATGATTATTTTAATAGTTCCTTTTGCTGTCGTTGACGCTGGAGTTATCTGCACATGCTCTATCTCTATCTTACTCAAATATCTCCAACCTCCTCTCCTGCATAGATTTCACCTGTATAATAACTATCTACCGTTAACAGATAATATCCACGCAGCTGTGCTGTACTCAGGAATCCACCTGTAAGGTCCGTTGTTAGCTTTTCTATGCCTGCCACATAATTTCCATATGCTCTATCTGCATTTTCAACCAGCGCCCACTGTGTTGCTTTCTCACCATTGCTTACATACTTCGCTTTTATTCCAAGAGTCAGATTATAGTAGTCCAGTATCTCAGATGCTCTCTTTGCTGCCTGCTGTGCATTCAGGAGTGTGCATGTAAAAGACTTCGTTGCCCTGCTCTTTCCGGCTTCCACCTTTTCAACAGATGCAGTAACAGTAATATCTTCCTTACTGTACTGCTTACCTGTAAGTATCACCTCTGCTGCCTCAATACCTGTTACAGTAAAGGTTATATAATTATTCTTTACTTCTATTATCTCTCCTGTGCTTATTTCAACGCTCTGCGGGTCAACCGGCGACGATAACTCTATCGTGTATGTTCCCGGCTCGTATGTGCCCTTTGCAATCTGCTTACTTTCTGCACCAAGAGTATATTCAGGATATTTTACAGCCACATCAGATATATAATCGTTGTTCGTGGTAACAGTGCTGAATTTCCTGCTCCTTGCAATCGTGCTTGTAATTACCCTGTTCGTCCGGTATATGTTAAGGCTCTCGCTTCTGGAATCATCTGCTACAGCTCCGCAGGCGAACAGAACTTCACGGAGTGCTTTCCTACACGTCTGGATCTTTAACCAACCATAAAGCTTGCACTTTCTTACTTCATCTGTAACTGTATACTCTTCAATCCCTGCTGCCTGCATGATACTGTCGATCACATCGCCTGCCAGTTCTCCGTTATATACTTTTCCCTCACGGAAATTGTATTCATCCAGTCTGCCCTTGTAATCTGTACATGTCATTGTTGTCACATTCTTATCTGTCTTAAAGCTCTGCAGAAAGAATTTACCCAGCAGTATATCTGTTCCATCCACCTTCTCGTAACAAAGTGCCTGCTGGCCTGCCTGCAGCACCTGATGCCTGCCTTTTATATTGCCAAGGTTAAAATCATCATTCTCATCGATTAATTTGAATGTGAGCTTATTTATCGCTATCTTATCCGGTATTAACTGGCATTCTTCTACAAGTGAACCATCCTTTACCGGGAGCCCACCCTCGCCGAATATATATTCCGTACCATATTCGATGTATCTGAGCTTTACATATCTGTATGGCTTGGTTCTTTCAAATGTTACCTCTATTTTCATGTAATCTTTTACTTGGTGCTCTGCGAAATACGTCAGGGCATCAGGTTCAAAGACCACATTATCAGTCAGATATCCGTCCTTGTCATACCACTTAATACGCATTTGCAATGGATAATCATCCAGAAAATAGAACTTCAGACCAATGGAGGAGTGCTGCTCCTGGAATAATATTATGATCATAGGATCATCAGTAAACTGCCCATTTTCGTCTGCGCATGTGTCAGAGAAAAATACAATATCCTCCGGTGCATCCGGCATTTCTTCCATGCTGCCATCCAGTAAAAAGAAATCCTGTTCCAAAGTAGCATAATTTGCCGATTCAATATTCTCTTTCAACTGTGATATATCAGCAAATGGTTGATTGTATGCAGTTGTCGGCGTGCTGTCTGCTATCGCTGTAGTATCTTTCAGATCGTAAATGCAGCGAAATCCTGTCTTTGGCATACTGTCTGCCTCCTTTATGGTGTCCTGAATGGCTTCTTCATGGTAAACTTACAGGTAAGCCCCTGAAATGTTACCGTATCACTGTGTATCTTCATCATCTCATCAGATACCTTACTGATATATCCTCTGAAAGAAAAATCTCCCTTCGTACTTGGCAGCACAAAATCATGAAACTCTGTAGGCTCCGTAAGCTTATCAATCAGCCCTTCATATGTATCATCATCATCGATCACACCGAATGCCATATCATAATTGGCATATACTCCTAAAATTTCCCGAAGCAAATCGCCGTTCTCTTCGTTACGTTCCGCATACTTGTCCAGCACGTCAAAATTTCTCTTAACAGATACCAGAGGCACATCATATGTAATTCCATCAATTATAATTCCCTGTGTATATTCCATTATGTTGTGCCTCCAAATACATCAATGTCGTAGCCCTGTCGGTTCATTTCGTTCAAAATATCCTGTAAAGATAATCTTGCAAAGGTTTCACCGTCATAATTCAGGTTTATATTCAGTGTGCCGCCTGATCTTTCTCCTACTACATTCCTAACTGCATCCTCTATCGTGGATATTGGTGCCTCGATGTTGGTCTGTCCTACAGGCTGGTCGCCGAGGATCGCAGCAAATGGATTGCCGCCACGGATTACTGCACCGTTGGCCAGATATGGAATCTGTGGCGCTAATATTTTAGAAATATTGAATCCAAAGGATTTGCCCCCGAACTCCGGTACCCAGTCAGGCACTGAAAACTGCAGCGAATTTAAAGCATCAATTACTGTGTTAATACCTGAAACTACTGCATTTATCATTCGATTTATAAATCCAATTATCAGATTGATTGCATCTTTAACTATGTTGGTTATACCAGTCCATACACTATCAAGAATTTTCTTTATTCCATCCCACGCCAGTTTCCAATTTCCAGAAAATACTCCTGTCAGAAATAAAATCAGGCCATCCAGTATTCCCTTCACCATTTCTACTACATCGTTAAATACCGTTCCCAAATCCTCTATGATTGGGAATAAATTATCTACGATAAAGCTTATAATCTCTCCAACTCCATTTACTACAATTGGAATCAGCCACTCCATAAAAGGCATGAGAACCTCTTCCCATAGAACTTTGAGTAAATCTACAATACTTCCTATCATTTCATAGAAATTATCAATATATGGCTGTAATGTAGCCATTAACTCACTAAATTTATCTGATATATTCTTAAATACAGGAGCAAGATACTGATTATATGCATCTAATAATACAGAAAGCAATTCACTGAAACCATTAGCAACAGAATCAAAAAATGGTTTAAAATGTTGATCATACACTTCATTCATCTTTGCAAAAGTGTTATCTATCGTATCTTTAACAGTTCCAAGAACATCTGCTATAATTCCAAGGAATGATTCCAGTGTACTTCTTAAATCTTCCTGATTATCAATAAAAGGCTTGGTAAGAATATTGATAATATCTGCCATAAGCTTTTCAACAATCTCAGTCAGCCCCATAAACGCATCAACAAAGATACCTATAAGGTTTGCAGTCAGCTGCTGTCCGTTTTCTGTTCCAAATGCAGAAAATATATTCGCAAATGCCGAAAACGCATTCCCGATCATTGCAGCTATATCCCCTGCAACATCGAACATGCTTACAATATATTCTTTTATACGATCTGTATTTTGCTCCAGGTATAAAGCAATGCCGCCAATCAGATTCTGTGCTATTGTAATACCTACACTTGTTATTGCTCCTACTATCTGTCCAAATGCATACACTATCTTTTCAACACAGCTTTGTGCAGATTTTAAGACTTTAGGATCTGTGAATATATCAATTAAAGATTTTTTGATACGTTCAAGCTTATTCTTTATATCCTCAAACTGAGGAACAAAATCCCCAAGTCCATCAAAGAAGCCACTTTTGAATATATCTCTCAGACGTTTTGCATATTCAATCATCGGCTCCATTGCTTTTTCAATATTCTTAAAAGTATCGACAGACTTTTCATCTACTTCAACTTCTTCAAACATATCCTTCGGGCTTGTGCCACTTCCGGTGCTGCTGCCCGAATCCTTTTTAGATAAAACCTCTAAGGTATCAAACGATGCCAGCGCTCCTGCTGCCTTTTTTGCAGATTTGGCTGTACCATCAAGAGCTGCTGTATAGTCTTCCTGCACCGCCTTGGCCTTTGTCCATGTGCTCTTGCCCTGCAAGATAGCCATGAACTGTGCTACCTTGTTGGCTGCCATGGTTATGTAATTTATCAGCTGTACAAGGTAAGGAATCGCCATTTGCACGATTGGAGCGAATGCAGTAGCAAGGCTATTCTTCAGTTGTGTGCTGGATGATTTAAGTTGCGACATCGCAGCATTGTAATCAGCGGAGTACTTGACCAGATTCTGAAAGCCCTGCTTCATTCCGGACACCATTGCATTAAATCCCTTGGTTATCCAGTTAAATATCAATAAGCTCAGGGCGATACCTTTTAATCTGCTTCCCAGTGTCGATAAAAGACCGCCTGACTTCTTCGCATGAGTATTAATCTTGTTAAAGGCTTTCTTTCCGGATTCTCCCATCTTCCGGAAGCCTTTCTGTTCATAATCTACCTGCTCTTTTATCTGTTTGAGTCTGGCCGTTATGTTGTCATATTCCTGATATCCGGCTGTCAATCCTGCTTTCTTTAATTCAGCAAGCCTTTCCTGCAATCTGATCTGCTCTGCAAGCAGATCAATCAGCTTCTGATCAGACACCTGTGCATTGATACGAATACTCTGTAACTTCTTCTCTTCTGCTGCCTGTGCCTGCTTCTTGGCATTGATCTGTTCCTCTTTTGCAATTCTGGCTTCTGTTTCAGCCATTCCCTTATCTGTCAGCTTGCGGAGATTGGCTTCATATTCCTTAACAGCATCTGTAGCGTTTCTCCATGCAATAAACACCTGATCATAATCATCATCACCAAAGTACTGCCCCTGGTCCTCCAGCTCTTTGAGAGATTTCGTATACTCTTCAACATCCACACGCAGCTGATTCATATGCTCATCTGCAGATGTGATACCTTCTTTGGCTCTCTCCATCTCCGCAGCCATATCTTCCACCTGCTGTGCAATCTGTGCCTGCTGCTGTACATTACTCTTCCAGTCAAAGTCAACTTCTCTTGTCACTTCCGGCTCTGGAGTCTGCGCCGCCAGTTCTTTCTGCTCTTTGGTCTTGGCAATCAGGGCATCAATATGCGCCTCTTCCTGCTCTGTCCACACAGATCTGTAATCCGGTCCATTAGTCTGCACAGCTTCCTTCTGCTTCCTGATATTCTTATCAAGCTCTGTATTTACTTTTTCAAGGGCTTTAGCCTGTTTTTCATAATCTTCGGTTTTTACACCGGATGATACCTTATCCAGTTCTTCCACTTTCTCTTTTGCATCATCCGCTTTACCTTCGATATCCTTGAAAGTCTTAGCAACTTTATCCAGTTCCGTTGAGTCTACCTTAGTACTTACACGTATGCTTGTATCATACTCTGCCATGTTGAGCCCCTTTCTAAAAACAGAGCCAGTTACATGCTGTCACACACGTAATCCGGCTCTTGGGCTCTCTGACGCTATTTTTTATTCCTTAATTGATTGAAAAGTGCAAGTGCCTCTTCATCTTCTTTCTTCTCTTCTGCCGTAAGTTCTGTCTGTTTATTACCTATCTTATACACCTGCTGTGCTGTCTTAATAGCTTTGCGCTCATTACTTGACATTTTAGCGTCCAGCTTTTTGCAGCGTATGTCTACGACTCTTGTAAAGGCACATCCTTCCAGGTTGGTCAACAGCCCCATAAATACGAACCAATGCATCTGCACTGTATTCAGGTCAATCCCATATTGTTTAAGGAACGCAGCGTAAATCCTCCATTGATCTACATCAAAGTCGAATGCCTTTACACTGCTTTTATCCTTCTTGTGGTTATCATGGTTGTATTCATTCAGGTACCATACCAGACCTTCTATAGCCTCTTCGGGTGATGCTGGTTTCTCATCACCGCAAAACAGCAGATTCAATGCCTGATAGACTCTTTCATTCTCTTCATATTCCTCATCCTGCAGGCATTGCATGATCTGAATCCCTATACGGAAAGATGCATCTATATGATATCCATGCCATTCATATGGCAGCTTGTCCAGCATGACATTGAACATACCTATCTCTTCCTTCTATTCTTGCGGTTACTGCCATATTGCGGGTTAAATGTGCCACCCTGTCTCTCCCTGCTATACTTATTTGCAATGCGTTTTTGTCTCTCATTTGTATAACGGTCAAATATAGGCAGCATCTGATCAAAGAAATCAGCAACTGCGTATGGGGATGGTGCTGTGGTATCAAATACCTTTTCACAGCAATCTTCTCCAAATATATTATCAATCTCTGCTGTGATATCCTGCATTACTGTTACCAGAAGCTGTATATGCTCTTTCTGGTTCATTCCTGTGCCCTTTGCCTTGATCTCCTGCCCTTTGTTGGAAAATTTATCAACCAGATCATAGAATCCATCTAAAAACTGCACATCTTCCACAGGAATTGTTATAATATCTCCATTGTCATTTACTTCAATATCCAGTGTCTTTCTTACTCTTAAGCTTTCCATTATTACCATCCTCTCTGAAGTGATGGGTGACAGAGAGGTGCACCCACCACTATGTTAATATTGATTAACACCTATGATTATTATGTTGGTGTGAACTCCTTCGTTGATACGTTAAATGTACCCTGAATCGGATCACCTACACCGCCCAGAGTCATATTGTTCATAAGTTCACTACCTGCATCTCCTCCGATGGAATCAAACTGATATGAGCATTTGCGCTTTACAGCCGGATATACTCCCGCCTCCGTAGGAGTCTCCAGAATGTTCACACGAACATAATCAGACATTGCCTCGGAACCTGTCGGCAGGATCTTGATCTTCTCATTCATCCACGCCTGAAGTTCATCATCTTTGATGTACTCTTTTTCCACACTAATGGATGGTGTATAGCTTTTGATGTTAGTTGTTCCGTTCTTCTGGTTAATATACTGTTTTGTCTCTGACTCTGCGTTAAATTCTTCTGATAAAGAAGTAATTCCATCACCAAGCAGCACATATTTTTCTACATCTGACGTTCCAATATTGAAGAAATGCATCAGCTTTTCTCTCATTTCTGACATCGTTTATCTCTCCTTCACATACTTAATTGCGATTGTAATCTGATATACAGAATCGTTCTCGCTGGTTGCCCCCCTATAGAATGGAGTAGTTATCTTTATCTCTTTTACAGTTGCATCTAGCAGCACAGGATAGTTTCCAACTTTGTTCTGTTCTTCCACCCATGCTGTCAGTTCTTCACCAAACACATTGTTATCAATGCATTCCGTATTACTCTGATTAGCCAGGCAGGCCCTGAATGTGTAATGATCCGTGTATTCTTTCTTCCCAGACAAATAGGACTTAACTGTCTGAACCGGCTCTTTTGCAAGTGAATATCTCCCTGCTCCTGCTCTCTGAATCTCTGTGTCAACACGCTTCAGTTTAAAATCTTTCAGCCAAATGATAATAGCCTCTGATACTGTCATTTACCTGCCTCCAATCTTGCTGCCTTCTCAATGGCATCCCTTCCACCATCCTGCAGCATATGCTCTACCCAGTGGTCGCTGCGATTGCTGCCATTATGATATTGCAGTTTTCTCACCGGATCAGAAGGGACTTTCTTAACTTCTTTTCTGGAGCGCCATCCGTTCTCTGTTTTAAATCCGGCGCAATGCAGATCAGGATCTTCATATACAATCCCATTCCACATATAACGTGCATATGGTGTGTTCCATACTACATCCGTCTGATTCTCAATATGCCCGCTTGCTTTAAGCATACCTTCTTCAAATGGAACATAGTCATCAGAAAGCTTCAAAACCTCATCAGTCACTACCTGCTGCACTCTTCCTCTTTCATTTACTCCCAGAGTCTTCATGCAGTCCTGAAGATTGAAGTCGCAATTATAATTAAAGCCCATTTACTTTGCCACCACCTTGATATGTTTCAGTCTTGGCATATTGCGGTTGTCTGACACGGAGGTTACCGTAACAGCATATTGGTGCTGTTCCCGCAATTCTGATATTTTGAAATCCTGTCCAATTTCCTGTGTAGCTTCTCCCATAACGATAACGTCCTTCCCACATTTCGCATTCAGTGTCCAGTAGTTTGGGCGTGCATCGTCCGATAGCCTGTTATACTCTATCGGTTGCAAATATGGCTTATTACCATAGTTTCGTCCAAAATCTATCGTAATGCTCTCTACTTTATTCTCTGTCTGCACCCCGTTGGAAGTAGACACCTCATTGCGGTTATGTCTCCACTGCACACCTTTGATCAGAGTTCTGCTCCAGCTCTCTGTGCCATCTTCTGATTCATGATAGTTATATACTGTTGCGATATCGCAAAACAAAACATTCATAGGCATATTGCTCCCGCCAATCCTGTTCCTCTCAGGCCATTCTGCACTATATTTCTTAATTGTGCTTCTTTCTCCTGTGCAGTCGTAATCTTGTAGGACTCTGAATATCCATCATTGCTTACGGATGTAATGCCGGTACCCATGCCAGATGCTTCCTGCGCCTGAATATTGTTGATCAGCTGGCATACAGTCTGACTGATTGCATCTCTGATTCCCTTCTGGAATAATGTTGCCGACTCTTCATCATAATCATTGCAGAATTTCTGCGCTCTCATGTGCGTATTACAATCAATTACTCTTGCTGCCTGCTTGTACAATCTATTGAACTCCTGTTCATCTGAAATATTGGTAAAAAGGGAGCTGTAATACTCCCAATCAACATAAGGCATATTATTGCTCCCTTCCTTTCATGCTTATTCTGTAGGTGTAACCTTAATGTCGGTAAGCATACCAGCCATCTTAGAGTTCTTAAGCACGCATCCTGCTACAAGCTCGACTTCACCCTTCTTTACAGCTCCCGGCGCAGACATATCTGGCAGATATGTGTGGATGATAGATGTCTTTTCTTTAGGTGAAATACCATGGAATGCTGAAAGTCCAATCTTAAGACCAATGATAGAGCTTGTTCCGGTTGTTTCATCAATTGCCACACAGTCTTCTTCCTTGGTTCCGTTGTAGTACTTTCCTGCGTCCATCAGAATGATATTATCGTAGGTCTCGATAGTCTGTCCAAAATCATTCTTGTCTCTGCTGTAGTAGCCCATCTTCTGACCGATATACTTCATGACCGCCAGCATGGTGCTGTTCATCATGAGCATATCCGGCTTCTCAGCGAATTCTCCAAGCCATTTATTCAGTTTTAAAATAAAGGAATCTCTGTACTTGTCGATATTCTCCACATCTGTCAGCACAATGCCATCTGCTGTAACCGTAGTCGATGCACCTGTAAGCAGCTTACGCAATCCATCAAACTTTGCCTGTGTATATCCTTTACCTCCTGCAGTATTTCCATTGATAACCACATTATGGAACAGGTTAGATGCTGCCTTTACCTTTTCCCTTAACTGAAACTCAATTTCGTTAACTGCTCCGGATGTATTCTGGATAACACGATCTACTTGGAATGCTCCACCAAAGATATCAAGATCTGCGGTCTTCTTTTCCCTCTTGGCTTCATTTCCAGTGTATTCTGTGTTAATATCTCTGCGCTGTGCAGTTGAAGGTGTCTTTAACTGCATATATCCGTATGTCATAGTAGATCCACCTGTTCCTGGTGATACTGCATCATCAAAAACAAGTCTGTCCAGTAAGAATGAATCGCGTCTGAATTCATCCACTACCATCTGATCTACCTTATCGGCCATACCAACCTTAGCTTCTTCTAACGTAATCATCTGATTTCCTCCTCATTAATTTTTATAATGGTCTGCAATTGCACTCTTCAATGTGTCCTGTGGTGTAGGTGGATTGTTATTTACTCTGCCAGGCACATCAACATTACCGGTTTTATTTGGTTCCGGCTCACCGAAGAGCATCTTGCTATCTTCTGCTTCTGTCAATTTTTTCAACGCTGCGACAATGTCCTCTTTCTGATTCTTGGATGCTTTCAGTGCAGGAACGTCCAACAATGCTGTGATCGCCTTTGGAATCTTACCCTTTACTGCTGCAATACTTTCTTTCAGAAGGTCATCAAAGTCTCTGTCTGCAATCTTGGCATCATAATCCTTCTGAATGTTCTCTTTCTCGGTTTCCAGATCTTTGATGCGCTGATTCAGACCAGACACATCCACATCCTTAAATTCGTCCAGCTTAGTCTGCAGGTCTTTCATGGCTGCGTCATTTGCCTTAATAGTCTCATTTGCTGCGTCCAGCTTTTCTTTCTGCTTATCGTAGTCAGCTACAGGCTTGTAGTTCTCTCCTACTGCATTATTAAGGCTTTCTTCTTTGTCTTTGGGTACTTCAATACCCAATTCTTTCAAGATAGTTAAAATGTTCTTCATATCATTCTCCTTAAATGATTTATTTACCGGACTTTCTCCGGTCTGGGAAGTTGCGGGGGCAGGAATCGAACCTGCGACCTTCAGGATATGAGCCTGACGAGCTTCCGCTGCTCTACCCCGCCATATTCAATAGAAAAGAGCCACACAGTATTAATCCATCTACGAATTAACAACTATGCGGCTCCTTGGCTCTATTGTTATAATTGACTCCTGTTTACACTTCTTGCAGTACCCTGGGAAGTTAATGACCGTTGTGTCATCCCTGTACTTGATCATCTTGGGATTGCCACACAGCGGGCATGTATACCAATGCTCTACCAATTGCGACACCCTCTCTTCTGCAAATCAGATTCCGGTTACAATATAAGCGTATCATACCTAATTTCAAAGTCAATTATTTTTTTGCAAAATAAAAAATCCACCACATTATTGTGATGGTTATCAGAATATACAAGAGGTTATTTGGCAGGCGTCCGTTTCTCCTGCATCTCTCGGGTTTCCCCTGTCATACCAGCGGCGTGTGGATCGGACGAATTTTTCCACCTCAAACAACCTCTCTCATATTCTATGTGAATTATAACATCATTATACTTTTTTGTAAAGAATCCTTTTATTTCTCAATAATCTATCCCATTCTTTTTCGTCAATTTTCATGAAAGTGATTATAGAATTTTTGTATTCTTTATTATCAGCAGACGTAGCCAATCGTAGCACTGTTTTGAATTGTTCCTTTTCCGCAATTATTTCTTTAAGAATCAATGCAGTGTTTGGCTTTGGTGTTTCTATAATATAATCTGGATTACTTACAATTTCTTCAAAATATTCTGAAAAACGTTCATAATCATTTGGATGTCTCACTTTAATATGCTCAATTTGATTATCCGTAATAATAACCTCATCCGTCCTGATATCTTCAGTTATACATTTGTATATTTCTCGATCAATTTTCCCTATGCTATGCACTGCAATATTTCCTTTATCTTCTGATATATCCATTGTATCAGATTGTGATACTTTGGCAACCTTTTCTTCATATTCCTTCCAAGCATGCGTCTTTTTCAAGTCACTGCTGTCGGCATCATACCGGATATTGTTATATTTCTCCGGTACCTTATACTTTTTGCAGAAGTCCTCATATTCCCTGATCTTGGTCTTAATCTGCTTCTTTACCTGCGTGGTATCTTGATTCAGCTTGGTAAGAGCTTCCCTCTCCCTCTTCAATGCCCGGATATTACGCTCCATAGCTCTCTGCTTCTGGGTAAGAGCATAATAATCATACATTTTTCCGTTAATCTCTACTGCTGCCGGTTCTTTCTCTTCTTTGAAGTCATTCAATTGGCTGCTTCCCTCATGCCACACATAGTATGTATGCCGACAATTGTAGCCCAGAAATCCGAGCGGATCATTCTCATGTGCATCATCTATACTATATCCTGTTGCCTCCCACATATCCTTAATCTCAATCTGTCCAATTCTATCCGCTTCCTTGCTGTAATCATGCCCCGGCTTTACATAATATACCTGTCCCTGCCATGCTTCATGGTTGGCGTGTCCATGCCCTGTGTTTCTGGCTCCGATATGCCTTGATACATAGATAAGATTCTCACCTGACTCTAAGAAATTATTGTCCTTGATCTTATGTGCAAGCTGATGGGCTCCTGTCCGTACAGCCAGCTTAACTCCTGTATCAAGCTGCTTACTCCTGCCGCTCTTATAATCAATGGAGCGCAGACCGCTCTGTGACATATTGTGAATTACATCATGAATTATCTCTTCCTTGGAATATGCCCCGCTGGTAATTTTGATCAGTGCCCTGTCCAGTTCCCTCTTATATGCATTCTCTATACTTTCAAATCCGTATATACCTTTGAAGCCTGTCGTTCTTGTCAGATTCTCCAGTTCCCCTGCTGTCTGTTTGTCAATGGCACTTACCAGCTTAGGCAAAAATGAGTCATCTGTCAGAATTTTCCCCTGTTGTTTCCACGTTCTCAGATCGTCCAGATAACTAAGATCACCCACATCTGCAAATATCTCATCTCCAGCCTTTACGGCCTGCTTTGATATTTCTCTGAGGCTCTTCTTTACCTGCTTTTGATACTCCAGCGTATTCTTGGCTACCTGCTTTCTAAATTCAGGGTCTGCCCTCAGTATCTTCATTGCTTCCTTACGGATTCGTGCAGGGCTATAGCCCAGCTCATATAATGCCTGGGCTTTTATCTCTGCTGTTCTCGTATATGCAAAAGCTTTCTGTATTCTTGCTGCTATATCAACAATAACTTCATGTTCCAGATACTGGAATAATGGCACAAGCGCATTGCTTATATATTCAAGCTGTTCCTCTGTAAGCATTCATTAATCCTCCGGTTCTTCCTGCTGCCGCTGTTCTTCCTCCTGCTCCTGTTTTTCCTCTACAAGCCGTGCAGCTTCCTCCTCTGTCAGATTGTACGCATCCATGAGATACCATATTGTCAGTTGCGGTATATCAAAGCTCAGCGCATCATTTCGCTTTCTTTCCAGCTCACTTTCCTTGTCCTGGATATAACTATCATCAAATTCTACCGTTATTTCATCATCAATATTGTAGGCAGTTCCCATATAAGTATTGGAATACCACATAATGGCTCTGCAGATATCCTGAATATAGAATATAGCCTGTTTGCGCTGTCTGTTCAATTCCTGCAGCTGGTCCTGTCTCTCTCCTGCATATTCTGTCGCTGTTTTAATTTGTCCATTCTCAAAACTGTATTTCTTAGTCCCGTATCCAAAAGACATAGATAACAGCGATAATACCAGCTCAAACGCTTTTGTAATCTCATCAACCCTTATGATTGGATTATATTCCTGAATCAGGTCCTTCTGATCTGGCAGTTTCTCGCCCAACAATACAAATAATTTTCTTGCCTGTTCTGATGGTGTTATTGGATTTCCATTCTCATCATATTTCACAATAAGATCATTAATCAGAAGCAGCTTATCCGCTTTATCCAAATCACCATACAGAACATTGAACAGAATATCCAGAGCTTTGAAGTATGGTATGTTATCCCAGATCTTAGGCTTACCATATCCAAGCATGTTATCAATGTTGTTCACCTCTGCATTCCTCATCACAGCAAATGGCTTCACTTCTCCCATCTGTGCAGTAATTGCCAGTTCTTTCAGTTCCGCACCATTTTCATCAAATACGTGCGTTTCTGAAGTGTATTCTCCATTTTCCATAAGGAACATGACCAGCGTTGTCTGCTTCCTGCCCTTTACGAGGTCTTCACCTGCAAATGCCGCTTCCGTCACAATCTTATTGTTTACAGTCAACGGATAGAAGCACTCCGCATCTACATAATTCAATTTAATGGTTCCTCCCTTAACCGAACCATCCTCATACAGATCTGCTTTTTCTATCCGAACATAGCACGCTACTGTCCCTGCTGCCGAGGTCTTTTCCAGTTGTTCCCGATATAATGTTTCAAATTCATTCTTATCAAGTACGGACTTAACAAATTCCTGTTGCTCCTCATTAGCTCCTGCGTTAATTTCAATGACTTCGCACAGGTTCGCATCATCTGAACAGCACCGCTTTGCAAAACCAAGCCTGTTCAGCTCATATTCCTCTCCCTGCACTGTACTTCTCTTGTGAAAATCTTTGATGAACCGGTTCGCATACCAGTCATCACATGCATGAATTACGCTCAGAGCCTTATTATTGACCGTATACCCTTTTCCTGAAAGAAAGCTCTCAATAAAACCATCCATTTTGTAAAATTCCTCCCTATCTTCTTCTTTCCAAGTCTATGTATCCTACAAAATCAAGCCACGTATAACATGATGCATCCCACCAGTCATTACAGTTGCCTATATTCTTATCTTCCGGGATATCCGGATGATCTTCGTCCCATCGCAATTTGCTTATGGCCTTACGCAGTTTCACACAATTCTTATTTATCTTCAATCTTCCTGTAGTGAACAACATATCTATCGTTCTTGGACGTTCTGACACTTCATTCTTCTTGCAACCGGCTATATTGTCATAACGCAGTCCTTCCTTTCTTGCTGCGCTCCTTAAAGTATTTATCATTGTCGGACTTGCACTATCTGGAAGTACCCAGTCAACACGCCCATACTTATCAAGACATTCTCTATAAAATACAATAAATTCTTTTGCTATCCTTTCTGCATCTATCTCCTGTGTTACAGGAAGTCCGTCCTCTTCCATGAATCTTAGCTTTTCATATCCGTTCATGTAACCGGCCAACACAAATGTTGTCATGGATCCGTTACCACCGAAGTCTATTCCCATGGTTACCTTGCTTAGATTACGAATCCTGCGATATCGCAAAACACCATTTTCATCACTGTATGGTTCTATAATCTTCTCCTGATCATCTTCCGGATCATACAGATACGGTGTGTTATCATCTGCAAAATACCGAAATATGATTCCCTCCGCCGGTGTCCTGTCTCCTTTGATATCTCTGTTATACCAGACTGTGCCTTTCTGATATGTCTTTAATACTTCTCTTATCTTCTCATCAGAGAGTGACATA